GGTAGGGGCGGTAATGCCTCACGCTGATCGGGCGTAGGGCGGCGGACGCCCCTGAGCCGCCACGGGGATCAGCCGGGGTTCTCAGGGGTCGTCACAAGGGGGTTAGCGGTTGAACGTGGTCCCGGCCGCATTGGTGCGGGCGAGCTTCTCAACCACCTGACGCTGGTACACCGGGTCGGTGCGATAGCGCGGGTCAGACATCGCGGCAGTCAGCTCGTTCCGGCTGGCGAACACGTCGCCGCCTTCCGAGATTCCACTGGTCGGGGCGATCTTACGACCCTCCGATGGTGCTGCCTGCTGGTAGCGGGTGTAGAGGCCGATGACGGCGTTCTGTGCGAGCGCCGGGTTGTCCAACGCGCTGTTGAAAGCGTCAAGCTCGGCGTCAGAGAGGGCCTTGCCCGCCCATGCCGCCATCGCGTTGTACTTGTCCTCACCGCCCACATAGCCGTGGACAGTTGCAGTCTGTTGCGCCTGCAAGGCCGATAGGCCCGCGAGGTAAACCTGCTGGACTTCCGGGGGGATACCAGCTTCGGTGAGTTTGGCCGCCGTCTCTTCGGTGAACGCGCCTTCCGCCGTGAACTCAGTCGCGGCGGCAGTGATCGCCTCGGTCAAAGGATTGGGAGCGGCTTCGCCCTCTGCTTCCTCTTCCGTCTTGACGATCTTGCCGTTCTTCACTTCGACGTTTGCCGGGGTTTCCTCGGGCGCAGGTTCCGCCGGCTTGCCGGAAAGCTTGGCTTCCAGCTCGGCGTAGGATTGCGTCAAGGCCTCGACCCGGACTTCGCCCTTCTCGGCGTCCCAGAACTTCTCAGGGACACCCTCAGGGCGCTGTGCGGCGTTGTTGGGGAGCGCGTGGGGATCGACCGGCGGCAGGCCCTCACGGGCCACCTGCAGGCTCGCCTGTTCCTGAGGGGAGAGGCCAGCTTCTGCTGGGTTCGCCTCAGGGGTCACAGGGGTTTCCGATGCCTCACTCACTTGTATTCAATCACCTTGAAGCCGTTAATTTCGGTGACGATTTCGTCATCGACGTTGGGCTCCAGCTGCGTGTGTTCCACCACGTCGGTGTTGTCGATCAGCACGGGGGCGTTGTTGCTCTCAATCACGAGGTCCCCGAAGGTCGCGGTGACCACGGGGGCCTCCGCTTCGGGTGCAGCAACAGGTTCGACTTCGACGACAGCGTCAACGGCCGGGGCGGCCTTGGGCTTGGTCATGGGTTATCCTTGAGGTTCTGCGAGGGCGGCTGCGCCGGCCTTCGCGAGGTGAGGGACTGCGGCCTGAGTGGCCTGCTGGGCCTGCGCCGCTTCGTTCTCCTGAGCGAGCTGCTCGGGGGACTTGATGAGCGAGGCCACGTCTTCGATGCCATAGCTATCAGCCAGCCGGCGGCCCACTTCGGAGCTGTCGGTGATCTGGCCGACCACGGCGTCGCCGTAGGTGGTCTTCATGTCGGTCAGCCACATGCGCAGCTTGTTCGCGGCGTGGTTGCGGCCGAGGGCCTCGAAGCCGGTCACGATGGTCGGTTCGACGTCTTCGGGCAGTGCCGGGACCTTCTGCTCGCGCTCAAGGGCGTAGAGCAGTCGCTTGATCAGCGGGAGCTGTAGCTCGGCGGACATGACGGTGTAGACACCGCCAAGCACGTTCTCAAGCTCCTGCGCCATTGCGCGAATCTCTTCCGCAGTCACACGCTCGGCATTGCGGACGGTGCCGCTCTGGAGCATGAAGGCATGGGACAGACGAAGCTCCAGACGCTCGGAGACGTTGGACGCCACTTGGAAGTCCTGCGACTTCTGCAGCTGCATCGACTGCACCTTGTCCACGTAGCCGGTGACATAGTCCCCGGTCTCGGCGCGGTTCAGCTCTTCGATGTCGATCATCGAGTTGGGATCGACGATGTGAACGATGCGGGAGGCGACGGCGGCGAACTGGATGATCGCCTTCGAGAGGTCTTCGAGGGACATGAGGTCCCCGATGTACTCACTGACGTGCGCCCGGCCATAGTCGGTTCCGGGCACGGCCTGCCAGCGGAGAGCCAGCCAGCCCGCCTTGTCGCGGGGGGCCTTGCCTTCGCTGCCCGGCACGATGATGCCGTTGATCTCTTGGTAGTCCACGAGGTCTTCGCCGTCGAGCGTCACGTGGGTGTACAGATCGACCAGCTTTTCCTTGTCCTTGCCCGCTTCCACCACCACGTTGCAGGCCTTAAGGACCTCCTCGGTGAGCGTCGCGGGGTACACCTTCTCGTGAACCACGGCTTCGATCAGGCGGCCGCGCTCGTCGCGCAGACAGACGTACTGGTCGAGACGCCACATACGCGGCGGGATGTTCTCGATGGGGACGTGGATCAGGGCGTTGCCTGCGACCACAAGGTGCCGGAACGTCTCCATCATGACCGGGCGCATCGCCATCGTCTCGACCCGGAGGTGAGCCTTGCTGGAGATACGAGCCAGAGCGGTCTGGACTTCGGAGAGGCGCTCCCCAAGCTCCTGCGCGGTGTCCTCGTGGACACTGATGCGGGCAAAGGGGGCGTCCGGGGGGAACTGGGTGACCAGCATCCAAGCGGCCAGATTGTTCACGCAACGAGCCCCGAGGGACTGGTAGGGCTGCGAGAAGCTGGTGCTGCCGCTCTGGCCGTCCGTAGGGACAAGGCCCGGAATGGTCAGGTCGGAGTTGCTGCGAGCGCGCTGTAGCGGCGTATCGCGGCCCGACTTGAGCTGCTCATAGCGCGCCTTGGCGCGGGGGGTGATGGGTTCACCGGACATATTCGTTTACCTCGCGGGTGATGGTGCCGCCCCCACCTCTAACGGGTGGCATGCCCGGCTGAACCGCGACCGTAGGGGGACGCGGGGAGCGGGGCGGAAGGACGGCCATCGGCGGGGCTTTAGGCACTGGGGCCGCGCCTCGCGTGATGCGAAGGGACGAGCGACCGGACCGCGCTGCATTAGCGAGGGGACCGATGCCGTCGAGATAGGGGTTGCGAATGACCGTAGGGTCCTTCGGCTTGTTGGTGACCGGGTCAACCTTTGGGGTTTTGACAAGACACATCAGCGTTTCCTTTCGCGGACACGCGGCGGACCGTCACGACGGGACCGGAGGAGTTTCAGGAAGACGACAAGCTCGCGCTTGCCGGCGTGGCGCTGGATGGAAATCAGGCTCTCGTCCGCCGAGGGGATCACTTCGGGGACGAGGCGATCCAGCTCGTCGATCAGGTCATCGACGGTTGCGGGGAGCTTCTGGATGTCGGGTCTCGCGCTGCTCGGTAACATGAAAAAAAGGGGACCGCCGAACGCCCGAAGGCATCAGCGGTCCCCTTGAGGTACCGAAAGGAAATCATGACTAAGAGAATGTTCCATTCTCCGAGGGTGAGGGTTAATTGGCCCCCCAGCGTATCATGCTGGGAACCCACGGAATAATCCGCGTCCCGTCCATGTCCGAATGCTTGAGAATCCGGGCCAGATTGACCTGCGTGATGGCGTCCTGCTCGCACAGACCGGCCTCGTAGTAGGCTTGCTTGATGGCGGTCCAGACGTGGTCGAAAGCCACGTCCTTGACGCGCTCCACCGACTGGCCTTTGCGAGGCCCTGCGGTCAGCTCGTGGAGGTACGTCATACGCACCGTGCGCTCGCTCAGGATGCGCTCGGCCCCCTTAGCACCGATGCCGGGGCAGCCGGGGTACCCATCGGTCGGGTCGCCCGTGAGGGCTTGGAACAGCATGAACCGCTCGGCCTGCATGGGCGTGATGTTGCGGACCCGAGTGTCCTTGCGGGGGTTGAGGAGCCAGCCCGGCACCGTCTGCATGTCCTTGTCGGCGGAGACGATGATCCGCTGGCCCTCATGAGGCTCGGTGGACAGGATGCCCATGACGTCGTCGGCTTCGAGGGTTGGGCGGGTTGCCGTCTGGTACTCCGTCCCGAACCATTCCTTGAGGTCGTAGAGGTGTTCTGGGCGCTCGTTGCCTGTGCGGTGCTGCTTGTACTTTGGCCAGACCTCCTCGCGGAAGTTTTGGAGGTCGTCGGACAGGCAGACGATCACCGCGTCGGCTTTGAGGGTGTCGGCAAGGTGGTCGATCTGCTCCTCGGCCGTGCGCTTGGCAGCGGCGAAGTCGGCCACCTTCGACGTGACGCCCTCGCCCCAGTCGTACTTCCGCTGGTTCGCGGCGGTTGACTGGTAGGCGATGATGTCAGCGTCGATCAGGAGGGTGCGGGTCACTTCCGTGCGAACTCCTCTCTGGTCTCGCGCACGATGCGAAGGGTTCGCTCGTTCAGGTAAGGGGAAGCCTCCACCATTCGGCGGGCCTCTTCGAGGTTACCGGCGATGATCCGGGAGCGCCCGTTGGAGGTTATTGCGTAGTAGCGGACGTCCATCACATTTCCTCCAACACGATCTTGGCGCGCAGGACCTTCCCGCCGATCTGATTAGCGCACCGCGTCGCCCCTGCCTTCTGGACGTACAGGCGGGCGTGGTCGAGGCTCGTCAGGGCATAGGTCGGTTTTCGAGTACGCCAGTCGGTCCCCAAGGGAAAACCGGCGAATGCCCCGCAGGGCATCTGGACGACGAAACGGTCTCTCATTCGGGGTCCACTTCAAGGCTGGTGAGGAGAGCCTCGTGGCGCTCCCGAAGGAAATCGACCACGGCGTCGAAGTCATGCGGCGACATGGGGATCGACCCGATGCCCTTATACGCGGTGGTGAGGACGATTTGCCCGCCTCGATCATACCCCTCGACCCCTTCGAGGTAACTCAGGGCCGTCAGGCTGGCGGCCGCGACCCGCACCTCTCTGCGCGTGATCCGGCCGGGGCTGTCGATGTTGGCTACGCTCATGGCATTGGCTCCGAGAGTGCCGCGAGGGCGGCTTCGGCCAGCGGGCAGTCGAGCTTAAGGCACCCGCCCAGCTCACGCGCTTTGTCCAGCCGGCCTTCGCATCGGCAGTTATCGTTTCTCATCGCTTAATCTCCGTGGGACAGGGGCTGTTGTTGGCGGCGCGCAGCCGGGTGTTCTCGGCCTTGAGCAGCTCGATACGGGCGGCCGCCACGGCAGCCTTGCGGGCCACGTTGGCGTCAGCCTCGGCGACCGGCAGCTCCGTTGCGGGGACCTGTTCGATCTCGCAGGGGACCGGGATGGGGATGCGGACTTCCTTGGGAAGCGCGGGCGTGGTGGCGCAGGCCGGGACGAGCAGGATGATGCCCATCGCGACCAGCCAGCGTTGGAGGCGGGTCATTGTGTCACTTCTCCCAAGATGCGGTCGGCAACCCGGCAGGCTTCCTGCGGGTCCGTGGGTGTGGGCATGGACAGGTAGTCGGCGGCTTTGATTTCGAGCCGCACGGCCTGCTTCTCGGCAGCCTTGAGGCCCGCGATGTAGACGTCGCGGTTCATGGCGGCGGCAGCTTCGAGGGCAAGGACAGCGTCGTTCTGGTTCTCGATCTGCTTGCCGAGGGCGGCCACCTGAAACCGGGCGGCGTCGCGCTCGGCGGTGCGGGCGTCTAGGCGGGCGTTAAGCATCAGCGCAGGCACCAGCGCGAGGGCGGCGGCGATCAGCGCCCCGACCAGCATGCCAAGCCAGTGGGTTGAAAGGAAGCGGGCGATCATGGGGTTGCTCCGTAAAAGGTCGCCAGCGCCCGAAGCTCGTCTGCGGACAGATCGTTCTTCGCACGGTTGGCCCGGTTGGATATGATCACCACGTTCCCCGGCACGTAGCCACGGGACGGGATGATCCGGTCAAGTGAGGGGGAGTTTTCCCCCGGCCCCTTCGAGCCCAAAGAGCGCGCCAACAGGGTCCCCAGCACCGGACAGTACGTGGGGATCGTGATGTCGCTCTCTTGGAGCCCGAAGGGGACGTTCTGCTTTTTCGCTCGTCGCCGTGCGGCGCGGAGCATTGCTCGTTTTGGGCAGCGCATCAGTGGCTGTCGGCCCAGCTATCGCCAGCGTCGAAGGAGCCGGCCAGAGCGACGCGCATGCCGTAGGCTTCGCCCGCAGCGCGGATCGAGGCCTTCGCCAGCTCGCCAATCTCATCGACCAGATGCTCGGGGATTTCCATCTGGAACTCGTCGTGTACGTTGGCGACGAAGCCCATGCAGTCATCCCCGCGACGCCACTCGCCGGTCAGCCGGTCAGGCTCCCAGCCCTGCTCGATCAGCCAGTCGGCCAAGATCGCGAGGGCTTTCTTCATGACCACCGCGCCGCCGCCCTGCAGGAGGGTGTTGAGCGCGGAGTGCTGTGAGCGGACCTTGAGCTTCCCACCATCGAGGGTGGTCAGCTCGCCGTCGCGCTTGGCGAGGCGCTTGACGCGCTCGTTTAGCTTGCCGAGAGCCGGGAGGCCTTCCTCGACACGGGCGCGGGCGGCCTTGCCGAGAGTGGCGATGGTGCCTTCCTTGAAGGCCAGCCACTCGCTCGGCGCTTTCTTGCCCTTTGCCACCAGACTGTCGAACCGTGCGCGGGTCTTCCGATTGAAGGCCTCGCGCTGCTCGCCAGTCATGTCTTCGACGATCACCATGCCCAGCTTGAGCAGGCCTGCGCCGTAGAGGTAAGCGTATATCCACGTCTTGGCGGAGTTGCGGGAGTTGAGCTGGATCAGGCGCTGGTTGACGGTGTGGACGTCAGTGCCGTCCTCTTTCTTACCATCGACCACTGCCCGGCCGTACTCGCCGCCGTCGTCCTTCGCCATGTAGTGGGCCAGCATGCGCAGCTCTAGCCCCTCGGCGTCACAGCCGCCCAGCTTGTAGCCGGGACGGACCTTGAACAGCGAGCGGCTTTCCTTGCCGTACGGGACAGGGCCCTTGGCGTTCACCAGCGAGGGCACCTGCGCCATGTTCGGCTTGGAGTGCGTCATGCGCCGCGTGATGGCCCCGAGGGTGTTGACCTCGCCGTGGATGCGGCCGTCAGCCGCCACGTACTTGAGCCACGCCTTGTCACCTTCGGCCAGCTGCCCGAGGCGCTTATCGACTGTCAGATAGTCGATCAGCACCTGCGCCTCTGGGATGTGATCAAGGGACCCGAGGGTGGTTTCGTCCACCTTTGGCTGGCCGCTGTCGGTGAACTCGATGGGCTGCCATTCGTAGAGCGTCTGGAGGCGGTTGGCGATCTGCAGGCGACTGCCGGGGTTGAAGGACACCAGCTTGACCTTGGTCACCGGGACACCAGCGAGGTACCCCATCTTGACGTTGTCGCGCTTGGGGACGAAGACCAACGGCTCGCCGCCTTTCTTCTCAGCCTCGTACCACGGCGGGAAGGCGTCGCGCAGGCCGTCCATCAGCTCGGCCTTGCGGCCGCGCAGGACGCGCTCCAGATCATGCGCCGCTTCGACGTCGAACAGGAAGCCATAGGCCTCTTGCATCGCGATCAGCTCCTGAACGCGGTGTTCAAGGGCGTCGCACTCTTCGGCGACCGGGCGGTCCAAGCACTTCTCCCACAGGGCCAGCGTGGTGACCGGGTCCTGCGCAGCGTACTCTTCCATCTCCTGCGTGAAGCTGTGCCACTCGCCTTCGTAGTCCGCTTTCAGGACCCCGAGGCGCAGGCCCCAAGCCTTGAGGGTGTTCGCGCCGACCATCTTGCCGGTGAACTCAGGGGGACGCTTGCCCTTGCGCAGGGCCGCGCTGTCGATCAGCTTTAGGTCAGGCCAGCGGAGCCGCGCCATGACCATCGTGTCGCGCACGGTGGTGGTAAAGGGGATGCGGAACCACGGGTAAACTTTTTGGATCGCCGGGAGGTCGAACCGAATGATGTTGTGGCCGATCAGGAGCGGCTGCTCCATGAGCAGGCGGAAGCCATCTTCGAGGGTACCGTCGCGGGAGGCCTTAGTGCCATCGGCGAACTTGCCGTCGTTGAAGCGGAGCTTCTTGCCGTCGCGGGTGTCGAGGCAGTGCAGGGTGTGGACCCGGTCGAGCTGCGGGAGCAATCCATTGGTTTCAATATCAAAGATCATGGGAGGCTCCACGAAAAAAAGGGCCACCCGCGAGGGCAGCCCTTGGTGAATGGGTGGGGGAAAAGACCTCGTGTCCCCCGGCACGGCCAGCGGGGTCCCGCTTTATCAGTGCGGTCCAGCTGGACACCTTGGTGCGCTTGGATTTGTGGCCGGCTGTGTGATCCGGCTCACCAGAAGGCGTAGGTGGTTCTATTTGTCAGTCGAGCAGACGCGAGAGACGCATCTGCACCCGGCCGGCGCGGTCGGCTTCGGCTTCGGCTTCCTCGGCGAGGCGAGCATAGCGGTCCGACAGGACGTCGTAAGCGTCGCAGCGTTGGAGCGCCAAGTCCTGCGCCGCACGGAGGCGGGCAGCGGTCTTCTCCAGACCCACCAGAGCGTAGTCAACGCTCAGGAAGTTGGGGAAGCCCGGCAGGCGGTCGAGGGTTTCAATCAGTCGGTCGTATGCTGCCATCAAGATGGAGAGGGTGGCAGCGTAGATCATGCGAAGGTACTTCATGCGAATCTCCGTCAGTGGGTGTTCAGTGCCCGATGGTGAGGGTTAATCAGAAGGGGCGGTTGCGCGAGGCAGGCGACGGGGGCAGGCCGAGGTCCCGCTCCAGCTCTTCCTGCAGGTTTGCCATCGCCCGCCAAGCGAGCGCAGCGGAGTGGCGTTGGCCCTTGTCGTCCAGCTTCCCGGCGTCGATCATATGGCGGCCGATCTTGTTCAGGTGATCGAGCGACTTGCTGCGATCCCAGTGCATGGGCTGGTCGGGGTGGTGCTGTTGCGTCGCCGCGTAGGAGAGCTTGGCGACCTCGGCCATCGCGTTGGGGAAGTAGGCCATGAAGCCGTCGAACAGGCACATTTGGTCGCGCTCGTTCTGGTCTTCCGGTAGGGTGACCTGACGGGGTACTGAGGGGGTGTTGACGCGGCCCAAGTCGCCAACGACGGGTCGCCAGTCGGGGTATAGTCCCCTTCCTTCGGCCGGCCCCTCCATGCATCGGCTGCAAACCGGGTGGTCAACAGACTCTTTCTCGAGGGCGCAGGTGCCGCACCCCGGACTACGGTTAGAGCTGGTCATCAGTTTCATCCTTGAAAGTGGTGTCGCCTTCTTCCGGCATGGCGGTCTCGACCATCAAGCCGGTCTCGCGGTCGTATCGAAGGGCAATGAATGGCCCGACAGCATCGCCAGTGAGGCGATCCTTGAGGCCACGTATGATGGTCGGTGCGTCCGGGTCCTGCTTGTTGCGCTCCAGTCCCATCAGGTAGTGGGACCAGAAGGCCACGGCGCGGGAGCCACGGAAGTGCTTCTCCTGCACCCGCCCGCCGTCCTCGTGGCTCTTCCCCTCAGGGGTCGCCAAGTGGAAGACGAGGTGGATCGTGATGTCGAGGTCCTCGGCCAGCTCGGCCAGCTCGCTCATGATCCCGTCGAGGGACTGCCGCTCGTTCTCGTCCCCTGCCGTGAGGGCAGTCATAGGGTCGATGATGAAGTCGCGGACGCCCTCGGCGTGGCACAGGTACTTGATGGTGGACTTGACCGTCTCCCAGTTGCGAGCGCCCTTAAGGGACACTGACTTGAGCAAGGGGCGAAGCTCGCGCATGATACGCTTGGCCGCGTCCTTGTCGTACTCGGTGCCGGGAACGTGGATGCGCTTGCCCATCACCATCCCTGCGAGGGTCTTGAGCGTCTGCTTAAGGGGCTCCTCGTACAGGATGGTGCCAACAGGGCGCGGCGTAGGCATCGGAAAGAGGTCCGAGTGATCCTCGCCGAGGTCGGGGCGCATGGCGCACAGCGCGAGCTGCTTGACCCATGTCGTCTTGCCTGACCCGGTCCCTGCGCCCCACGTGTAGAGGGCAGAGCGGCGGATGCCGTAGGTCTTGCGGGTCATGGTGACCATAGGCCACGGCAGGCCCCAGCCCTGCTCTTCGGCAGCTTCCTCGATCAGCTCATCGTCGATCTCATTGAGGACCTCAGGGGTCCACACGCGGGCACCCCAGACGGCATCGACCAGCTCTTTCGAGCGGCCGGCCTTGACCATTTCGTTGGCGTCCTTGAGCGGCAGTCGGCCGATGTACGCCTTGCCGTAGGACAGCATGGGGGCGCACTCTTCGATAGCGGCGCGGCCCGGCTCGTCTTCGTCGAACAGGAACACGACCTTCTCGAAGCTCTCGAGGAACTCCAGCCCCTTGGCGACCGCCTTGCGCGCCCCGCTCGCCCCGGTCGGGACGGACACGGCAGGCCAGCTAAGGCCCATCGCTTGGGTGACCGACATGGCGTCAATCTCGCCCTCGGTGATGACCAGCATCTTGCCGCCAGAGCGACAGAGGTTCTGGCCGTAGAACGGCAGGGCTGCCTTGAGGTCCCCTAGGGCGAGGAAGTCCTTGCCCTGCAGGCGTACCTTCTGGGCCACGACGGTGCCTGAGGCGTCGTAGTAGGGGGCGATGTGGCACTTCTGGCCCTTGAACTCGCCGACTTGGTAGCCGTACTTCTGGCACACTTCGAGGTCGAGCTTGCGCTTGAGCAGCGGCTCGGCCGCTCCGTACAGGAGACCTTCCATGCGGGAACCTTTCGATCTGGAGGGAGCCTCACCCCCCACACCATCCCCCCGCCCGTGGTGCCGGCAGCTGAAACAGAACGTGTGCCCGTCATCATAGACGGCGTTCGCATCTGAGCTGCCGCACTCGGGGCAGGAGGTCTTGTAGAGGAGTTGGCTTTCTTCGGCCTCGCTCACTTGCGCTTCGGGCGCTTGTCGCGCCGGGTCACTGACCACGTCGGCTCGCGCTTCTGCGGGAGGACGCCGGGATCAACGTCGATACCCAGCTGGGCACCGGCAGCGGCCGCGATGGCGAGGCCGATTGCCGTAGGGCGGCGGATCAGGACGCGGCTCATGCGGCCACCGCCTGCGCTTCCACCAGACGCCATTCGACGTAGCGGTTGCCGCCCACGTCCTGCTTCTCAATCGAGACGATCTGCATCCCATCGGGGATCATCGCCGGTTTCAGGTTCTTGATGCGCCAGATGGCGCTGGCGACCTGAACGCGGCCAAGCTCGGCCATGCCGGTGGCTTCGGTGATGTGACCACGGCGGGAGAGGATCGCCATCACCTGCTGTTCGCGGGTGAGCATACGGTTAGCGGGACGGGGCATAAGGCTTCTCCTAGAGGGTTGGGTTACTTGTTCACGGCGGCCCACCATGCGCGAGCGTCGAAGCTCGGGCAGGCCTTGCGTACGCCGGGCACGTCACGGTGCCCGAGGACTTCGGCGTGGGGGTGTTGGTCGTGGAGCCGCTTGACGAGGGTCTCCAGCGCCGACCACTGGGCAGGCGTGAAGTTGTTCTCGCCGAGGCCCCGGCGGTGCGCGTCGGAGCCGATGGGCGGGGAGCCGCCGACCAGACAGATCGCGAGCGAGTTGCGGTTGATCTTCTTCTCGTGAGCGCCGGGCTGGGTGTCGGGCCGTCCCTTCTGGACAACCCCCTGCCGGGTGATCACGTAGTGGTAGCCGATGTCGCGCCAGCCCTGCTTGCGGTGCCAGCTGCGAATATCAGCCGCGTCGATGTTCTCTGCCGATGCGGGGGTTGCGGAGCAATGAATTGCAATATAATCAATGCGTTGCATGGGGCGTGTCTTCATTTTAAGAGCTACAGGCTGGAACCATCGGCCGCGCACAGCTCGATAGTCACGTCGATGCCGGGGGCACCTGTGGTCCACCGCTTGATCGCGGTCAGATGAACCACCTGCGTGTCGTCGTTCCAGAAGCGACCGTCCTTCGTGATGGCGTCAAGTACGCCCTTCGCGCAGTTGTCGACATCTGGCCGAGGGGCGAACAGCTTGGTGGTCTTCGGCTTGGCGAACTCGCATAGAACGATTGCGCGGCACGGCCCTTCGACCGGGAACGCGGCGACCTGTGCCAGCGCCTCCGCCGCCGCCTTCTGCCACTCCTGATATTCCTTCGGAGAGTAGAAGACGGCGATCCCCCGCCCCGGCAGAACACGGGCACGAGGCCTCGGGGTCGGCATGGGGGCGAGGGGGAGGCGGAACGAGGTGGTGGTCACAGCAGGAGACTGACGCCCCAAGCCACAACGCCAACGGTCGCTGCTACGGTGGCCGTCTTCCAGTTAGGGAAGACGCCTCCGACCCATATGAAGCACAGACACAGCGCGAGGAACGTCAGTCCCGTGGCGATCAGGAAGACGTTCACAGCTCATCATCCTCGGTGACGTCGCTGGTGTCAGCGTCGTCGCTCTGGTCCTCGAACGGACGATCCTCGATGTCGTCGCCTTCCTCGGCACCGAAGCCGTAGGTGCCGGCGTCACGTGCCCCGTAGGACACGAGCTTGAGGATTTGGACGCCGTTCAGGTAGAAGGTGCAGCCAACGGTCTTGTCGTTTGCGGCGTAGTAGGGGACCAGCTCGATGTTCATTTTCAGCTCGCTGCCTGCTCCGATGCCCGGAGGGTTCTTGAGCTGCGCGCCCTTGGCGTTGAAGTAGTCCGGGTACCGCTTCCACGGCTTGCCGGTCTTCTTCGAGATGCCCGAGTGCTTCATGTTGGCCTTGAGAATCTTGCGGCCAGTCAGCTCGCCGGTCTCTTCGTCTTCCTCGGCGCGGATCAGGTTCTTGACCGTGAGCGCCTCGATGGTCTTAGCGATCAGGCCCTTCTTGCCCGCCTTGATGAGCTTGTCGGTGATCTCTTCCTTGACCTCTTCGAGCTTCGCGGCAGCCACCTCGGCAGCCGCAGCCTCGATCTTCTGCAAGGTCGCGTCATTCTCGTCGAAGGCGAGCGCAACTGAGAAGACACCCTCCTTCTTGTACTTGGTGTCGGGGGTGTTCAGGGTGACGTACCCCACGGCGGTGCCGCGAGAGGTCGTGAAGGTCTTACTTGCCATGTGGATGTTCCTCAAAGGTGGAAGGAGTGCTGCCGGGGATCGGCAGGGGACTGGACGTCTGCCACGTAGGCGTGGACGTCGTTCTCGAAGGTGTCGGTAGCGAAGCCGAGGCTGTCCGCCTTGGCGAGGGAGTCGAGGGGGACGCGGTCAGTGCGCCCCCCTTCGATCATCTTGTCACCCACCGCCTCGACTAGGGGTCGATACAGGTGGCTCATGCGAACGGGTTGGTGATGCCGTCGCGGGTACGGAGCTGCGGCTCGGTGTGCGAGACGTATGCCCCCACCACTGCGCCGTCCACCATGCGTTGGGCGAGGATACCAACGCGGACCTTGCCATACTTGGTGCCGTGTATGGCGGACACGCAGTCCTTGTGGGCGGTTTCCCCGACCGTGCCGTCCGCGTAGATGTTGCGGTACACGCGGGTTTCGACAGGGGCCGGGGCCACTTGCCACACGTCCCCGTCTTGGTCCTTGAGGTCGCCATTGAGGTGGAACAGCGATCCGAGGCCATTCTGAACAATGAGGTTCCCGTCAGTCGTATGGGCAAGGACCTCGCCCTTGGTGGACGGGAACTCGGTGCAGAAGAGCTTGGTCCCGATGGCTGGCCGCGTCTCGACCGGGTCGATGCGGGTCGCCTTGCCGGTGCCGGGGTATGCCTGCGACCCGTCAGCGTTGAAGCAGTTGCCGTTGGAGACTACGAGGGGGGTGTTTAGGTCGAAATCGACCGCGTAGGCGTAGCCGCCATACTCATCGTCCTTGTAGGCGACGGTCCCGGTATAACCACCGGGGGTCTTCACGCGGTCGCCAACTTTCAGGTTCAGATTGCTCATGCCAGTTCTCCTGCCGCGTAATCGCGGACTGCTTCGATTTCAGGGTTGCGGGTATGCTCCGCCTCGCGCAGCTGGCGACGGGAGCGAATGATAAGCTCGTGGGGGTCGAGGCCTGCCGACTGGCAGACCGCCGTGAAGACGAGGGATAGGGCGTCCACCTGCGTGGCGGGGTCCTCGGTCTTCTGCATGGCGTCGATCAGGACGAATGCGGGGAGCTTGAGGCCCCTCAGTGTCGAGCGGGCCATGATGCGTGAGCGGAGGTTGCCTCTCACTCCGCCTTCTCCCGCTCGCCGATGGCGACGTGGGTGGTGGTGCCGACACGCACTGCGATGCCGGGGTGGTTCTCCGCCATCTGGCGGGCCAGACGGGCGGTCAGGGATTCGTTCTTCATGGGTCGGTCCTCTTAGATTTGGTTCGATCACCGATGGTGAGGGTTAATCGCCGCAAGTCGCGGCGGGGCGACGAGGTCACGGCGGGCGCGCAGCTTTTGCTCCGCCTTCTGGATCGCGACTGCGGTGGCGTAGGTGCCGTCGTGGTCCCTTCGCAGGCGCTCCACGAGGCGGGCCTGCGTGATGGCGCGGCGGTGGTGCCACACCTGTACGTGCTGATCGTTCATCGTGGTCGTTCCTCTCATTAGTGGAAGTTTATGCGAAGGTGTATTCGGCCGCGAGGACCGACGACAGGTCCAGCGTCCCCGCTTTCGGGGGCTCTGGCAGTTCCCCGGCCAGCTCTTCGCCCAGCTGCTCTTTGAGCTGCGCGTAGAAGTCCCCGAGAACGTCGCCCTCGTACTGGCGCACGAAGGTCTCCCGAAGGATCGCCGAGAGGCGGTCGGTGTCGGCCGCGTGAGCCCCGAAGCTGTCGTGGATCATGGCGAGGTGCGCGATGCCCTCAGACCGCGCCTGTGCAGCGACGGCTTGAAGGTGCGACGCATCGAGCGAGTGGACGAAGTTAGGGGCGACCCCGTTGGCTTGCGCCCGACTGTCGATCTTCTCTTCGTCAACCTGCACCATGATCTGCAGGCGAGCTCCTGCCCAGTGCGTGTCGATGCGCTTGCCCGACTGCTTCTTGTACTCCTGCAGGATCGGCAGGCCCATCGGGGTCTCCCACCACAGCGGAAGGTCGGCCTTCGCTGCCACCTGCGCCGCGTCCCGCAGCCAATCCATCGCCAGCGCCGCCGAGGTGACGGTCGCCCGGATGGCCCGGTAGAGGACGTGAGACAGCCACATGGCTGCGTGGTAGTTGTCCGCACCACCGAGGTGTGGCCCCTCGCCCGCCAGCTCGGCTTCCTTATCAAGCTCGCGCAGCGTCTGGTGGATCATCTGCTGCATCCCGAACCGGGTGGCCGAGTAGCAGTAGGTCATCGTGGGGCGCTTCGCGATCTTGCGGTTCACCTTCCCGCCCCGCCAAGGGTTGGGGATGGTGCGCTCGTTGCCCTCGGCGTCCTCGTAGGTGATCGTCGGGGCAGCATCCGCCTCTTCCTGAGCCACCTTGGCGACCGCCATGTAGACGTCCGCCGGGGCCTCCGAGGGGAGCAGGTTGACGGTGCGCCCGCCTGCCTCGTCGCGGAGCATGGCCGAGAAGTGCTGGAGCCCTGAGCAGGAGCCGTCGAGGGCCACCGGGATGCGGCTCTCGTAGGCCGTGGGGTCTTCCAGCGACATGGCGCGGTGAAGCTCCATGCAGGCCGCAAGGGCACCGTAGGGGCTGTCGGCCGTGGTCCAGAACCGCTGCCCGTCGAGAGGCGCAGCGCCGCTGTCGAGCAGGAGGTCGATGTGCCCACAGACCCACGCGAGGCGGTCGTCGAAGCTCACCTTGTCCACGCCGAACAGGTTGGCGATGTGGATTTGCAACCATCGGAACCCTTGGAGCCCGAGGGGCTTGGCGTCGGCGAAGTGGATGAGCGCCTTCTGCCAGTCGCTGCCCTGCGGCGAGGGGCCGAAGACAGGGATCGGGTAGACCCGGCCACGGAAGTCCAGCTCGTGGGGGAAGTAGATGCGGTCCTCGTCCGCGAACCGCCGGGCGACCCACAGGCCCTGCATGAGTGCCATTCGGGCACTGATGCGCTCCGCGTTCTTGGCGTAGACGCGGGCCGCTTCGCGCTTCCACTCGGCCTTGGCCGCCTCGTTGGTGCCGATGTCCACCGGCTTGGCCGGTACGGGGTCGTCGGTGCGCTGCGGGAGACCGCCAAGTGGAGTGCCCTCGTTCCACACCGTCTGCATGACGTCGAGGACTTCGGTGTTGATCTGCCACGGGGTGTCCTGAATGTGGTTCACCGCCGCGTAGCAGGCATCAATGTCGATGCTGCGCAGCTCTTCGTGGTAGGCCTTGTTCCGCTGCTTGACGAAGCGGTTGCCGGCGCGGGGCGTGAGGTAGCCACCGTAGGTGGGCGAACGCCAGCGACGGGGGCGGACCAACATCGGCAGGTTGATCGGCTCCATCGACGAACAGCGGTCGTGCTGGTTGTCGAGCCACTTCTGCAGTGTCTCGGTCGGCTTGAGGCGGTAGGTGTAGCCGCGCTTGTGCTTCTGCGCGTCCTTCGAGAACAGGCCGGTCGCTTCCATGACCAGCTCCATCAGCTTCAACCCGATGGTGGCCTTCACGGTCTCGGGGACCTCGCGACGGACGCCCTCGGCAACGAACAGCTTCTTCACCGCAGCCCTGCGCTGGCGGGAGTAGCCGCGCTGCTCTTGCGCCTTGAGGTAGCCCTTGTAGCCCACGCGGTTCTGCTCGCGGAACGCCTTGAACTCAAGGTTCTCGATCAGGGCATCGGCGATGCGGATGGCGATGGTCTGGAACGCCGACTGGCTGATCGACAGGTTCACCATCACACGTACCGTCAGATAGGCAGCCTCGTCGGCTTCCGTCAGGAGCAGATAGTCGGCGGCGTTGTGGCGGCGTCCGGCCTTGCCGTCGCAGGCATCGGCGAGGAAGGCGTTGATCGCCTCGGCGACCGGCTCGACGCAGGCCTTGATCAGGATGCGGCCCGGCGGGAGATTGGCTTCCTCGTCCACCGTCCCGGCGTCCACCTTCCAAGGCAGCTTGCGCGAGTGGTAGCGGGCAGTGCCGAGGGCGCGGCTCTCGTCTTCGAGTTCGATCTGACGGCGAATGAGGTCACGGGTGGGTGTCATGGGTATTCCTTCCGGTCAGGGAGAAGCCCGCTCTGCGCAGGCCAAGGGTTCCGATGGAGACCGTGAGGGTCTCCTAAGGGTCTCTTTCAGTGGGTGTGTTCACACCCCCGAGGGTGAGGGTTAATTGGCACTGTTGGCGCGATCTTCATGAATGTGGAAGTATCGCGCCAGATCGTGCCAAGTCGGCGCGCAGAAGATCGTGCCAGTTGGCACGGTGCATTTCTGCCCGGTAGCCGATTGATTATTTAGGGAGTTACTGGAGCGGGTGATACCACCCACTCCATACCTTTTCAGCGACTTACTCATGGCACACCGGGACAGGCTCGGCGCGATCTGTTCCGTCCGGTTGATGATCTGCGATGGCACACAGTGCGCCATCCGATCCCGCTTTTCCCCGACGCGAAGCGACTGAGCTGATCGTGTTGAGGATGCCTGCGCCCCGCCAGACGTGGCTGTTCATCAGGTGCAGGTAGCGACCGGCGGTGATCTTGATGTCGGAGTGCCCTAGCCAGTCGCGCAGGGCGACCAGATCGAGCCCGCCCTCGGCCAGCCGGGTGGCGCAGGTGTGCCGGAAGGTGTGCAGCACCACGTCGTCGAACGCGAAGCCCTTCGCCTTCATGTCCTCGCGCAGGTTGGCGAGCAGGTAGAGCGGGCCGCTGCTGCCCTTCGCCCAAGGGAACCAGCGGGTACCCTCGACGCGCTCGTTAAGCTCCTCAATCACGCGCAGCGCCCGGTCGGAGAGGGGCACGTCGCGGGGCTTCTTGCTCTTGGTCACCACAATCTCCCGCCCGTTATAGATCGTGCGTCGGGGGATCGAGAGCCACACGCCCTCGGCTGCCTCGCCAGTGAGCGGGTCGGTCCACCGCTTGCGCTTAACCCACGACGGCCCGGCGAGGATGGCCTCGGTCAGGCGGATGCCAGTGTCGAGCAGCAGGATGGCGAGGCGCTCGAAGTGCCACCATGCGCGCAGCGGCTCGGCCTGCCGCCGGTCGAGGATGCACTCCAGCAGCGCCGCTTCCTCGTCGAGGGACACGACGCGGTCCCGCTCGTTATCGACGGTGATCGAGGGGAAGTCTGGCATCGAGGCCAGCACCCCTTCGTTCACCGCGTGGCGGCAGGCGGCGGACAGGCTGCCCGTCAGCTTGCGGACGCTGGCCGGGGCGTAGCCCTGAGCGAACAGGTCGTCGGTCAGTTGCTTGGCGATGGCCGTGGTCACCTGCCCAATCTGCAGGTCGCTCGGCAGGTTGCGCCCGATGACCCGGACGTTGGAGCGGTGGGTCGCATCGGCCCGGCAGTGCAGCCACACGTCCCGGTGGGACAGGCACTGCGCCAGCCAAGCCGACAGGTAGGGCGTGTCGAGTTTCGTCAGGGTGGAACCGCTCGAGCGCGGCTTGTGTCCTTTGGGTGCGACCTCTCCACCCTGTGCGGGGTGGAGCGGGTGCATCCCGGCGAGCCAGTCGCGGCGTTGTGCCTCGGCCTCGGTGCGGTCCTTGGTACCGAGGCCCACACGGGACCGGCGGAGCCCGCCCTGCCCGTCTGGTACCTCGGTGTCGAGGTAGTAGACCCCGTTCGGTTTCTGCTTGAGGGCGGTCATGTCACTCTCCGTAGGTGATGGCGGCGGCGACCTCGTCGATCACGCGCTGCCCGGCGTTGGTAAGGCGAAGGAACTTGCGGCGGTGGTCGAGCGGGTCGAGGTCGGCCTTGAGCCACCCCAACCCGGTCACCCGGTCGCCATCACGCACCCGGCCTTCCTTGAGGAAGACCTTGTAGGTGGTGTGCAAGCTACGGTTCACGGTAGGCCCCACAGCGTCCTTCAAGTCAGTGAAGGTTGACGCACGGCCCGCTCGGTCCGCAAGCCCGGCGGTTAGAAAGAACGCCAGTTGCGCAGCGGTCAGCTGTCTAGGTGAAAGCTCAGCGAGGACAATCAGCCCCGCTGAGAAGTTTCGCAAGGCGGGCGTGGACTGCCGCCGCTCGATCTTGTCGGTCATTGTCTTCTCCCCCGGTCGGCCCCTCGCCGACCTTCGTG